CTAAAAGCATGGGAGACGCGTGCGACCCAACGGGCTGAGTCGCACTGTCTCTACGATGACGAAACAGCCCCCCGAATACAGGAGACGACTCCCATGGCACTGACCCTTCTCGAAGCCTCCAAGCAGAATGATGGCGATGTCAAGCGCGCCGCTGTCATCGAAATGTTTGCCGCGAACAGCGACCTGCTGCGCGTGATGCCGTTTGAGGACATCCCCGGCGGCAGCTATTCCTACAACCAGGAAGGCAAGCTGCCCGGTGTGGCGTTCCGTGGCTTCAACGAAGCGTATTCGGAGAGCGTCGGCATCCTGAACCCGCAGGTCGAGGTCCTCAAGATTGCCGGTGGCGATCTGGACGTTGACAAGGCGCTGATCAAGACGCGTGGCGACGACCAGCGTGCCACGCAGGAGGCCATGAAGGTGAAGGCACTGAGCCTGTACCTGACCGGTCAGTTCATCAACGGCAACGCCGAGACCAACCCGCGTGCATTTGACGGCCTGCGCGTTCGCGTGCAGGGCTATCAGTTGCTCCCGGCTCTCTCGACGGCTCCGTCGAGCAACAGCCCGCTGTCGCTCGAAGCCCTCGACGCCGCGATCGACCACGTGGACAATCCCACGCATTTGGTCATGAGCAAGGAAATGCGCCGGAAGCTGACGGTTGCAGCCCGTACCTACACCGTTGGCGGCTTCATCGAGTATGTCGTGGACGAGTTCGGCAAGCGGGTCACGGTGTACAATGACCTGCCGATTCTGATCGCCGACTATGACGACACCGGCACGAAGATCATCGATTTCGTCGAGGCGGGTCCGGCTGGTGGTAGCACCAACACGTCCATCTACGTGATGTCGGTGGGATCGAACATGCTGACCGGGCTGCAAAACGGCGTGATGGAGGTTACCGATCTCGGCGAACTCCAGACCAAGCCGGTGTTCCGCACCCGTGTCGAATGGCTCGTTGGCTTCGCCGCACTGCATGGCCGTTGCGCCAGCCGCGTGTGGGGCATCACCAACGTCGCTGCCACCGCGTAACGGACAAGACGCCGGCTAACCCCGGCGTCGATCCGCCCAACCAGTCCACCAGGAGGATACTTCCATGTCCGTCAAGGCTTCTGCCAATCGTTTCGCACTCGACGCGCTCACCAATCTGCGCGCTGCGGGTCAAGCCGCTCTCACCGCCACGGCGAAGAGCACTGCCAACGCGTCTGATGTTGGTTACCTGACGCTCGACCAGCTTTCCAGCTATTGGGCGATGGGCGACAACGCCAATCTGCTCAGCTTCGCGCTGAACTGCACGGTCGAGAGCGTCACCCAGGTGTCCGGCACGCCGACCATCCAGTTCTCCGTGATCGTCGATACCGATCCGGCGTTCACCTCCCCGTCCGCGATCACTGTCGTGACCGGCGAGGCGATGACCGCCACCGGCTCGAACGTTCTGGAAGTGAACCGTGAGGACATCCTCGAAGCCATCGTGGCGCTCGGCGGACCCTTCACCACGGCGACCCCTGTCTATCTGGCGGTAACCGCCACGATCGCTGGTGGTGCTTCCAGCCCGCAGATCGCGTGGAACGCTTACGCGGCGCCGCTCGCTGGGGTGTAACCCTGGCTTGACGGCCTAAGAACTGATCGGGCGATCAGCGGTACGGCCCTGGCCTTTCCGCCGATCGCCCTTTCGTTTGAGAGGATGGTGTATCATGGTGCGTTACCTTGTGATCGACAAGACCGGTGGAGAGCATTTCCTTCCGGCTGCGAACGCCTTCGATATGGCGAAGCATGCGGGATGGAACAACACTGGCATTCCGGAGCATCAAGCCCTGGCGGCGCACGCTGCGGCGGTTGCATCGGAAGTCGGCGAAGAGGATGTTGCCGATCTGGCGTCTCATGCTGGTGAGTCGGGGGCTTCCCCCGAATTTCTGGCGGCAATCGAGGCGCTCGCTGCTGCACAGAATGAGCCGGCTGTGGAAGTTTCCACGTTCGTTCCGGTCGATCAGACCGAAACGGTCGAGGCGGACGACAAGCCGGACGAAGACGAGCCTGCCGAGTCTCCCGAGGACGAGGCTGAGCCGAAGACCGAGTAACCCGACAGAAAGAAGGAACGATCATGCCTGCTATCGACAACAACGCGAGCGTTATGGGCACGCCGCCG